TTTCGTCTTAGTCTCTCCGACTAGTTCCGTGATTTTTTCCATCAACAATACCGCAGCCGTCACTTCTTCTACATTATATAGAGATGTCGCACCCCTATATTGTTCAGCTTTTCCACCTACTTGGTAGTTGATTATCCTGTTCTTGCCTAAATACGGATATGTCGGTTTAGTCGCCGTTTTCAGTACACCTTTGTATGCCAAATGCGAGATGTAATCCCCTATTTCCTGTTGCATACGAAATTGCAAATCCAGTGTTGTGACAAAAATATCTTCTTTGAATGTTGCCAAATAATTCACAATATTGGCATATGGTGCATCATATTTGGACACTGGGGGCAATTGTTTGTCATCACCCAAAAACACAAGACGCGCTGGTTTCGCTGCAAATATCATCCCTAGCAAATGCGCATCCTCTGTCTTAGAGTATTCATCCACAACAAGATAGTCTATTTTGCCAATGTTGCCTGGTAAGTTTGTTGTCAACGTTGTTGCTATAACTGTAGCATCCCGTTGCCCCGCATATTCTGGTGCGGTTGTGTGAACTCGTTCGGCATTCTCAGTCGGCACATTCCTGTAACAACCTCGTCCATTCATTCGCGTCATAACACCTTCCATGGCATTATCAACTGCTACGTGTGAAGCAGAAGCGAGTAGTACTCTACCACCCGCCGCTACAATGGCATCAACCAGTTTTGAACATGTTGTTGTTTTACCAGTACCTGGTGGTCCACGAATTATTGTTATATTGCTCGTGGCTGCCTTATTACAACCAACACGCTGCGCGTCGGTCATATAATACATGTCAAATTCGCAAAATCTGTCCATTTGTAGCCTTCTACCTGCTAGTAGGTCTGAAACCAACGGATCCATCCTCATCATGGAAATGTTATCAACTGCTCTCACAAGCGGCCCTGTCATATCTTGTGGCACTAATGTGTCTCGTGCCTTTGGTACCACTAGTTCACCACGTGGCACCAATCTATAACCTATGCCAATAAACCGGACCGCAACAATCCCAACACGCGTATTACCGCGTCTCAACACGTACGTCAAATTCCTTTGCATCCTCGTTGTATCATCCACAGATACCACACCGTTCGCATCTATCGCTGTTATCGTTATTTTATCTCTTGATGTTTTATTCTGCAGTTCGCGAACCAATAATTCTTTTATGAAACGGAAGAACAAGTTTCTATTAATGCCTGCCAGCCTGTACAGAAAGTATTTCGCACCATTGTCATACATTTTATTCGAAACCAATCTGTCCAAAAAGTTGTGCACGTCATCCGCACCATCCGATGTGTGCATCATATCTGTGTCACCAATGCAAACTCCTGAATCATAGACCGGTCTAACCAAATCTGTTGGTTTATGTCCATGACAGTAGTACACTTGTCTTGCTGCCACCAATTCCCTGATATCCGTCTCATCACACTTGCTGCATTGGACAACCATATCACCTACACTGTAATCTGTGTGCTGATGTCTGCCTACATGTAAACCTGCGTGAACTCCACACAGATATATAGCCACATCGCAAGACAAACACGTGTAGACAGCTGCTCTGCCACACATGAAATCACAATGCTTGTTCACAATCGCTCTCGATTCCAACAACGCCTTCGCATCTATTGTTTCCGTCGTTTCTATAGCTGGTTGTGGTCTCGGCTTAAAAAGACCCTTCAACCAATCTATGTCCATCAATTTCTCCGGTGTATCCAAGAACGCATCAAACATCTCATCAGCACCCATTGGCACGTATGGCATGATTTTATTCAATTGATCTTTGCCATGCTCCACATTTTTATAGGTTTTTAAAAACCCCAATATGTCCTCCGTTAAATGCCGCTTAGCTTCTGGTAAACCAGGCTTGTAACGTAACGGTATTGCTAGTAGAGCCAATGCACTGCCACGCACTATTGTTAATGCTGGATCATAGTTTGTCGTTGCATTCGTGTTTTTCTGTCTCATCACCATCGCCGACACGATCTTGTTCCCATCACCACATGGCAGGAAAGTTCCCTCTTCGTCCACAACTGTTGACTGTGAACAAAACTCTAAAGGAGGTCCCATGCCATTGTAACCAAACAATTTCTCATCTGTCATCCGCATATTCATGAATCGGTAAAACACCCCACGCAGGAATTCGTTGTCATAACAATGATCGACCCAATAAACACGGAATGCATCATCGGACAAGATGGAAACACGCTGTATGTACTGATCAACCGTGTAATCCATTTCTCGCATCACACTGTCTGCCTTCACATAATCCCATTGTGCAAACGTACGCAAACGCAAATCCATTATCTCCTCGCGCAGCTGTGTCAAATACTTGTCGTCTTTCGCTGCATATGTACAATAGTACTCCAACATACAGACGTTATCTCCACTCTTGTGTATCCAACTATTTCCTTCTGGTGTGAAAGAGCAGCCTGACGACACATGTCCGGGTTTTTGGCCTAAGTATCCATCTATGTAGATTGTGTTATGCGTAACATCAGCATATATAGATGTGCCTAGATTCATTATCTTTACACGGGCTATTTGTGTTGGTGTCAAATCAGGGTATTTGTCACGGTACATATAGTACATTGCTTCTTCAAACGTGCCATTTGGTTCATGCAACTGGTCATCATATGAAGCCCTAGTCTCTTGTGGGCCTAGTTGTATGATATGACTGACAACTAATATATTGATGAATTGCAATTTATTCTCTGCATTCCTGTCATACTTTGGTCCATCGTGTGAGTCATTCCTTGTTGATTTACCATCCGGGTCCACATCCCATCTAAAAGAGACATGATTACTTATCAACTTATGCCACATGCCACGCAACATTCCCATTCCAATCTTATATGTATGTTGTGCCTTTGTCATTACATCCCTAGTATCCTGGAAAATCGCCCTACCAGCTTGTGTATCCATGTAATGCATACTCATCAATGTCCGCACACGCAACTTCGCACTCAACTCCGCTTTCGGTATTATCCGCGTTACAAACGGCATGTGGTGGTCTGTTCTATGTTTCAACACCTCATTATTCGCGTCTTTCGTCAAACGCATAGCCGTTAATGAATCTATGTTGTATTGCGCAAGCGGGCCACCAGCTGATTTATTCTTAGCTACTCTGTGTTCTTCTGGCCATTTAAACGTCGGCCATTCTGCACCATTCGTTATTGCTATCTCTATATTTCTAACTATGTTGTTGTACAATAACAATGTATTCATCATCATCACCGACGTCGCACACGAACCACCTTGCACAATACCAAACATATCTAAATCCTTTAGCAAAGCATCCCAACTAGGTACGTAAAACTGTTCTCTACAATCCCACACGTATGTCGAATCCGAATGCAAGTCTGTGTGTTTACACGAGACTGTTTGTTTACATACATCATACAGATAATTCAGATATTTGTAGTCCACGACCACATTTGTCTGTTTTATACCTGTTTTGTACACTTGTTGAGACACATGCGCACATACAACCAAGTTG